ATTTTCAACACACAATTGATGATCTCGAATCTGAAAATGAAAAACTAGATGACTACTATGAATGCCTAATAGAATGTGATGCTCTCGATCAATCACAATGTAAACGAATCTGTAAACAAATTTTGACTTAATTTTTTCGAGGGGTTGCGACCCCTCTTTTTTTATGCTATAATGTATAGGTCTTTAACATACGTATGAAGAAGCTACCGAGGGTGCGAGCACTCAAGAAAGCAATGAAAGAACAACTCAATACAATGACTAACGAAGAAGTTCAGCGGTCAGTGAGTGATCTTTATGATGCCATGCTTGAAAGAGAACTAATTAAACAAGAACAAAAGAGGAAAGGATTTGGGTATGACATCAGTAAATCTGATAAGCGTAACTCCAGAAGCAGAGAAGATGATGGGGTACGTAGCGAGGGTGAGCAACCCAGCGAACCAGGAGAACCCGAAGGTCTCTGGACTCCTTAAGTATTGCGTCAAACACCAGCACTGGTCTGTGTTTGAGCAGGCATACATGACTCTTGAGATAAATACAACACGAGGTGTGGCAGCTCAAGTGCTACGGCATAGATCATTTACATATCAAGAGTTTTCTCAACGGTATGCAGATTCATCTCTACTAGCTGAAACAATTCCTCTTCCTGAACTACGCCGTCAGGACTCAAAGAATCGACAGAACTCTATCGATGACATTGACCCTTTTGTTAAGCAAGAATTCCAGATCAAAATGCAACAGCACTTTGATGCAGGAATGAAACTCTATCAAGAAATGCTTGATAGAAATATTGCAAAGGAGTGTGCTCGTTTCGTGCTTCCTCTTGCCGTACCAACAAAGATCTACATGACAGGCTCATGTCGTTCGTGGATTCATTATATTCAACTGCGTTCTGCACATGGAACACAGAAAGAACACATGGATATTGCGGAAGGCGCACGTAGCATCTTTATTAAACAATTCCCTACAGTATCCGAAGCACTAGATTGGTTATGAAATTACTTACACTAGATGATTATCAAAGAGCAGGAGAAACATTCTGGCCAAAGTATTGGTACGTTGCCAAAGAACTTGGTGAAGGTGCCAGGACAGAAGATGTTCTTAAATGTATGGAAGCAATCGGTGGTGTTGCATTGAAGCTAGCACTAGAAGAACAGGCAGCAGGTCCATTTGGTTTTAATAAAAAGGAGAAAGAAAATGCCGACGTACCCAGTGATTCATAAGGAGACTGGAGAGAAGAAAGAACTCTCCATGACAATGAAAGAGTATTGTGAATGGAAAGACGCCAACCCCGAATGGGATAAAGATTGGCAAGCAGGTGTCGCTGGCGTAGGCGAAGCAGGCGACTGGAAAAACAAGATGAGTAAGACTCATCCAGGATGGAACGATATCATGACTCGTGCATCTAAAATTAGGAATTCAACTATTGAGTGGTAACTATGCCTAGATCTAGAAAGCGCAACCAACCTGACATTAATGGTATGTCAAACAAACAGATGAAGAGGAAGAAACCTATTGATTCTTCTTATCTGTTGCCTGTAGAACCTCTGACAGATAATCAAAAGATTATGTTTGAGGAGTATGGTAAGGGGCAAAACATCTATGCTTATGGATGCGCTGGTACAGGTAAAACGTTTGTTGCTTTGTACCTGGCTCTCCGTGATGTATTAGATGAATACACACCATATGATAAGGTATACATTGTACGTTCTCTAGTTGCTACGAGGGAAATTGGTTTCCTTCCTGGTACACATGAGGATAAAGCATCTCTTTATCAGATTCCATACAAGAACATGGTAAAATACATGTTCGAGATGCCTGATGACAACAGCTTTGAGATGCTGTATGAGAACCTGAAGGCACAGGAAACGGTATCATTCTGGTCCACATCATTCCTACGTGGTACTACACTAGATAATTCTATTGTTCTTATCGATGAGTGCCAGAACTTAAACTTCCACGAACTCGATTCAATCATGACACGTTGTGGTCAAGATACAAAGATCATGTTCTGTGGTGATGCCCGTCAGTCTGACTTGCAGAAGAGCAATGAACGCACAGGCATCGTTGATTTCCAAAGAATCCTAGAAGACATGAAAGAGTTCTCTTTAGTTGAATACAACATTGAGGACATCGTTCGATCTGGTCTAGTCAAATCGTATCTAATTAGCAAAATTAACTTGGGTCTTTAATGCATATTTTTAATCATGTAGATGGCATCCTGCCAATTGAAATGAAAGCAGAGATGATTGATGGGAAGAGATACTATGTCACTCCTACTGGTGGTAAGTATCCTTCTATCACCACCGTGATTAGTAACAATGCAAGGAAGCAAGCAGGTCTTGCTAAATGGAGAGCACGAGTAGGTAAAGAAAAAGCGCAAGCAAAAACTACTCGTGGAGCTACCCGTGGTACTAGGTATCACAAACTTGTTGAGGATTATATCAACAACGAGTTAGACACAAAAAAGTACAAGGACATGCCACTACCGTGGACAATGTTCCACTCTTCTCGTGAAGTGCTCGATCGTATAAATAGGGTATACCTACAAGAGGCGGCGTTATACTCTGACTATTTACAAATTGCAGGACGAGTGGACTGCATTGCAGAGTATGAAGGGGAACTGTCTATCATTGATTTCAAGACAGCAGAAGCACCAAAACGAGAGCAATATCTTTACGACTATTTTGTACAAGAATGTGGATACGCATGTATGCTACAGGAAGTGTATGGAGTAACAGTAAAGAAGTTGGTGACGATTGTTGCTTGTGAAAATGGCGACACTCAAGTCAAAGTTATGCCACCCAAGAAAGAATACTTTGTTAGGTTACAAGAGTACATCCGAGAATACCAGGACAAACATGCTAGACAAACTGGAGGATAAATTTATGACAGCTGCGAAATTTTCGCAGGAAGTTGAGAAGATTGCCTTTGATAATGCAATGAACTACATTGATGCAATCGTTTTTTACTGTGAAACAAATGAGATCGAGATCGAATCGGTCCCCAAATTGATTAGCAAACCACTTAAGGAAAAACTTAAGTATGATGCACAGAAACTAAATTACATTAAGAAAACTAGTAGAGCTAAACTATTGTTGGTATGAGTGATTTCTTTCAGTCGGAAATGGTCCGAGGAGACCTGCAAGAACTTGCCAAGATGCAAGAGTATTGCATGAAAGCAGCACATGTTTTCCCCGCATTGGCACCTGTAAAAAAACTAGAGTATTTCGATATCTTACAAGAGATGATCGAGAAACAGAAAGTCTTTTATACTAGACTGAAGTTGTCAGATGATCCAGAGGCAACTGAAATGGCAGACAGCATTAAACAAGCTGCTGTCATGTTCGGTGCATCCGACAGTGAGGACGCCAATGTTGTGTTCGATGAACTGATCGGAAAGATCGAAGAGATGCGTCAGCATCTCAAGGCAGAAGGGTATTGACCCCGCCTTCTGCCTGTGTTATAATGTCAGAGTGACGAGGGTCACTTAAACAGAAAAGAAACATCATGAAAACATTTGATCTGTCCAGTCTTTCCATGGACGAAGCAGGAGAACTTTATACCTTGGTACGTAAGTTTCAAGTTACCGAAGCTACTGTAACCGAACGTGGTTACTGTGCTAGTGTTCTTGATAAGCTCATGGAGATGATGGGTACGGGATCAATTATGTTCCCTATCTGTAAGAAAGACTACACATCCGTGATCGAGAAAGCATACGCTCTCTCCTGATCATACAAGCCAAATCCTAACACCCAAACATCCATGTCTAATTTCGCAGAACTAAAGCGCAAGTCCCAGAGCAACTTTGATTTCCTGCAGAAGGAACTTCAGAAGTCCACCAATGCAAACAGCAGTGGCGACGATCGTCTCTGGAAGCCCGCACTTGACGCTACTGGTAATGGTTACGCAGTCGTCCGTTTCCTACCAGCACCAGAGGGAGAGTCTCTTCCTTGGGCAAAGCTCTACAACCATGCCTTCCAAGGTCCTGGTGGTTGGTTGATTGACAACTGCCCCACCACTAAAGGTGAGCAGTGCCCTGTCTGTGCCGCCAACAACAAACTCTGGAACAGTGGAGTAGAAAGCGATAAAGAGATCGCACGTAATCGCAAACGTAAACTCTCTTACTACAGCAACATCTATGTCGTCAAGGATTCTGCTAATCCTGACAACGAAGGCAAGGTATTCCTGTACAAGTATGGCAAGAAGATCCACGATAAGGTTCTTGCTGCAATGCAACCCGAGTTCGATGATGAAACCCCTATCAATCCTTTTGACTTGTGGGAAGGTGCTAACTTCAAACTGAAGATCCGTACCATCGGTGGTTACTGGAACTATGATGCTTCCGAGTTCGCAGCACCTACAGCATTGAGTGCTGATGATGACGAGATGGAATCATTGTGGAAGCAAGCACACAGTCTGGAAGCATTCACTACTAACGATCAATTCAAATCATATGATGAGATTGAGACTCGTATGAACACAGTGCTTGGTGTCTCACGTCCTGTCCAACAGGCACAGTACGAAGAGGAAGCAGATCCTATCCCTACCACTGGTGGGTTTAACGATCCTGACATCACTCAATCAGCACCCAGCGTCCCTGCTACTGATACTGCAGATGATGATGCACTATCATACTTCCAACGTCTGGCAGAGGAGTGATGGGAGAAGCAGTACACGCTTGGAACTCCATGTCCTACGGGGAGGGGTTCCTCTTCTCCGTATGGGTCATCGGAATGTATTACATTAAACTTCGTATGGACAAGTTCATACGATGAATAAATTTCGGGGGGTCACACCCCCGTTTTTTTAAGCCTTGAATTAATAAAGTCTGTGGACTTTGCACTGTAGAGATTCTTCTTCTTAAACTCTTTGATGAATCCAGATACAAATCCACCATTCAATAAGTAGATTTCTCTTTTCTTTTCGTTTACTGCTAACTCATGGTCAATAGCAGTGACCCCTTTGGATACACTAGAACCAAGAACAGTGACGTTATTTGTGCCATCATAATAAGTGAATGGACTATCATAGAACTTCTTCGATACTTTTAGTCCACCTTCCAATGCTATTACAGGAAGTTTTTTACTGGATAGATCACCAACCAGGTTGGAACCAGTCTTCACCTCTTCTGTTTCATAGTATAAAATCTCCGAGTAAGGATCATTATACTTCTGCTCGGCAAACTTTCTCACTGCATTGTCTGACATAGGCCAGTCAGTTAATGGGTTGATAATATTATTTGTGATGACAATGATCCAATCGTAAGATGATCTGCCGTAGAATTTTTTGGCAACGTTATCGATACGTTCCCCATCTAGGACTGCAT